TGCTGGCCGGGAATCGGGGAGTACTCGTAGGGGTCGGTCGGGGACATGGGAGAAACCACAACCGGCGCAGCGCCAACCTCCGGAGGCGGCGCCGTGGTCGTCACCTCAGATGGCGCCAGAAGCGGTGTCTCCTCAAGGCCCCGCTGCTGCTGTCGGCCTTCGAGGTACTCCGGGGCCTGAAGTTGGCCGAGGACCCTTGTCGTGGGCGTGGTCGTGGGCGTGGGTGTGGGCACCTCAGGCTCGTCCTCGGCCAACGCTTTCTTCGCCAAGAAGTCCGATATGCCGCCGTAAGTACCAGAGACAACGTCAGCCACCCCCTGGGTCCTCGCCCTCTGGGCCTCTGCCGCCTTCATCCTGGCGGCGCGATCCCAGTTGAGCTCTCGTGCGCCTCGAGCCAAGTCCCTGGTCCCTACGGCTCTGGTCGCTGCTCCGAGTAGGGTTGAGTACAGGTCCCCCGCCTGGCCAAGCGAAGCTCCGCCACGGCGGCCAAAATCAAGGGGCTTCCCTCGAACAGACTCGCCTGCCCCGTAAAGCTTGCCAGTCGCCTCTTGGAAGGCGACGTCCTCGGGGAAGATCCTGCGTTGTGAGATCGCTACCATATTGCCCTCGACTCAGGTCACTCTACTCAATTCGACCGCGTAGCGCGTCGTGCTCATTCTGCTTGTCATCATATTCCAGCGTCGTCGCCTTTGGCCCGTAATCAGCAACAACAACGAGCTCTGTGTTTCCAAAGACAAGGACCGGGTCATCAGAGCCCACAGCAAGCAGGCTCATTGTGTGTCTGATGTTGTGCCATCCCGCCTGAAGTAGGCCGCCCTCAGGGAGCCCGTGGGACGGGATTGATTGTGGGTGCATCCTCAGGTCTGAAAGCGGCTTGCTTGTCAGTCCATCCATCGGGCGAATCTTCCAAGGCAAGAAGATCCCCTTAGACAGGTTTGGCCGATCATAGGCAGACCTCACGCGGACAATCGTGGAGGCCTGGACATACTCGTCTCCAGGCTCCTTGTTCTCCCCCTCCCACAGGGCCGTGAACTTTCCATAGAAGTTAGCCGTCTGAATCACCGGGTTCCGGCTTGAGTTTGTCTTGAATAAGTCGTGCCTAGTCAGACTGATGTCTCTCGTGTTGTGTCGGTAAATAACCGCCGAGAAGAAGACCATCACCGACGCTGGAGCACGGAGCCTAAACCGAAGGGCCCCACCGGGGATGTCCTTTGACTTCTCTGAAGTAGAAGGCCAGCAAACCCAGGGGTCGGAGTCCGACTTCCTCTGGAACACCTCTGTCAACCCGTCCTTCCGGAAACTCTCTCCCCGAAGCGAGTTGGTTTGAAAGTTCTCCCCGTGAATACCGGTTTGAAAGACACCCTCAACGACATCGAGGGGGTCGTTCCAGTGGTCTGCCTCCATCTCCCCTTCGTGTACAAAGTTCGGTGGGTGCGTGAAGTTGATCAGGCTCATCGGTCAATCACAAACACAACAAGGTTGACACGCGCCGGCCTACCGACTGTCGGGGCGGTGCCTGGGCCGTGGTGCGTAAAATCAAAGGAGACCTCGTGCTCCCCCCCGGCCGGCACTTGGTACGCCCAGACAATCCCAGACCCCCCGTTGGCCTCAAGGCTATAGGCAGAAAACTGCACCCACTCGCCCTGCCCAGCGCCAGTGGACAGGTCCCGAGCTCTAAGCCTTAGCTGAACCCGCCTTGGCCCAATGGGGGTCGTCGAGCTCGCGTCCCACGACGCACTAGCCATGGCGTAGACCCCATTGTCCGCGCGAACGGGAAACGAAAGGCTGCCCAACTCCGTCCACATGGGGAAGTGCCCGGCATATGTGGAGGGCTCGAGCTCGGAGTATTTCCCAGTGATCTCCTTGTAGGACTCCCCCGGCTTGGCGTGGAACTGGTCAAGAGACCCCCGGTCCACGTTGATCCAAGTCAATCCGTTCACCGCATCTTGGATGTCCTGAAGGTTGTCCTTTATATCCCCAGGCCGCGCCAACTCCCCGTCCTGCTCCCGGAGGTCTCTTGTGTAGGTGTAGATGGGCATTACCGGTACAGCCCAAATGCAAAGATGTTTGCCGAGATCAAGTTCAACTTCCAGTCGCTGTTGTTCAGGAGCGACCTGAAGAGAATGTCCGGTGAGAACTCAACCGGGCCCCCGCGGACAAAGAAGCACGCCAGTGTCGCGATGGAGCACCCGTTGACGTAGGAGTTGATCCCGCCAGCCGCCTCGGCCGCAGACAGCCCACCTTGGCTGCTACGGACCCGTAGGTGCAAACTTCCCCGCTGCTCCTGGTCTAGGGCCTCTTCCCAGTCCTCTGCCGTGTAGGTCTTCGCCGCCTTCTTTTGCTCCGCCGGGACAGTTGGGTCGAGCGGGTCCACAGATAGGTCGATGTAGTCCTCGCGGGTAGCTGGAACAATGCGGTTCGGATCAGCGACCACGGCAGAGACAGACGCGCCGACAATCCACGGAGCATCGCCCCGAGAAACCGCGTTCAACCTCAGACCCTTTCGGCCAAGGTCGTACCACGTCCCCTGATTCACTGACGTAAACTGCTTTATTGGGTCGCCTGGCGAAACTGAGCCGATCCCGCGGACCTTCTCTTTGTAGAGGAACGAGTTGTCGACCCCAATGATGTCGCTTACTCCGTTGTGGTCGGGGTCGAAGGGGGCGACGATGAGGTCCCTGCCTATCGTGTTCGGGGCGACGTTGTTTTGGTCTACTGCAGACAGATGCTCGCGAATGCGCTGAAACTCCGCCCAGACGTCATCCGGGACGTCCGCGTGGCCGCTCTTCGGGTAACTGCTTTTGCGGTAGTACACGACGCTAGCCCCGGTAGTTCTCTATGGCCCGGATAGCCCGGCGGACGCTCATGGGCTTCTCAAAGGTAACAAGCCCGCCAACACCGACCCTCTTCAACACAAAGCTCGCCCGCTTGTCTAGGGGGAACGACCTCGGAGCCCCGAGATCCACCCGCCTCATCGCACGCTCGAGTCGCACAGCCAGCCGCTCCAGGTCGTCTACTTCGCTCATCGCTGACGCTCCGCGCCCTTGCTCGCCCGCCACAAGACAAACCCGTCAAGGCCGAATGGCTCGTCGTCAGCACTGTTCTGGAACTCGATCTCGATCTCCCGACAAACCACCGAACTCGGGAAGACCAGCCGCTGAAACAACTGGCGCTCCCCGCTCCACGGAGACGTCCCCCAGGTCTTATCCGCCCCGTTCCACCCGGTCTCCGGGGAGAGGTCCGTGTTCCTGTCCTTCTGGGCCGACGTCCCGCCCTGGTGCAACTTGAACGTCCTGGAGCCCTCGGCTACTGGGTTCCTGTTCTTGTACCACCGAACGGTGAGCTCGTGGTCTCCCGCATAAGGGAAGAAGACGTCGATCCCGGTGACCTCCATCTCCTCAACAGAGTTCCACCCGGTCTGGTTTGCGCTGTAGGGCCCGAAGCGGATCTTCCCAGCACACGCACCAGCAGACACAGTGCCCCCCGGCCCCCTGGCCACCCCCGGGCTATACTCGTAAGAGTACGAGTTCCCGAGGCCCCAGATGACGAGGTCTGAGTTCCGGATTGGGCTGCCGTCCTTCTTGGGCTTTGTCTTCCCGCCCGGCATGCCCTTCTTTCCGTCCCCACGAACGGGCTTGAGCACCTTCTCGCCGTGCTGAACCGCAAGAATCGACTCACCCTTGTAGTGGGTCGAGGCTGTGATCTTCTGGCCCTTGATGATTGTGATCGCGTCGAGCTGGTAGTGGTAGCAGACGACCGTGTCATTCACTGAGTCTGGGCCAGACTGGAGGGAGATGAACAGGCGCCTCTCTGCCTCATCAAGCCACGACGTGGCGGTGGAAAGACCGCCCTTGTAGACGTTCTTCCACCAACTGTTCAGGTTCTCCGACAGAGGCTTGATACTCCCGCCGTTGTACTGGTAGACGCCGTACCTGCCAACGAAGATTAGCCGGCCGTAGGCCCTGATTGCGGCCCGCGGGGCCACGCTACCAACAGACTCGTCGACCGGAGTCAGGACGGGGGAACCGTCCGCGAGGGCTGTTACCTGCCAGATGGAGTCTTCCTTAAAGACGATGAGCGAGTCCTCAAAGGCGTAGAGGCCCGTGATCTCAGACCCCTCGGAGCTGTTCACGTCCAGGAACTGAAGACCGGACGACATCTGCTCGGGGAGGTCCTGGTCGCTGTAGAAAACAACAGAGGGCTCTTCCGGTGAGACGTAGTAGCCGCGCCCGCGAAAGAAGGCCACAAACTTGCTCGTCGGAGGGGCCATCAAACCCTCTCGGAGCGGCGACCCAAGAGCGGCCGACTCGAGGGTGTCCTCGTGGTCGTAAACAACCCGCTCGTTCACGGCAACCTGCCGCCAGAAGTAGTACTCCCCGTCCCGAGCTCGCTTGTAGATGTTCCTCCAGACAATGTCTGGCTGGGTGGGCCTGTCTAGCCCGTTGATGTGGATAACCGCCCGGTGCGGGTTCCGCGTGAGCGGAGTCCCCCCGCTGCCATCGTTTGGTGGCTCGGTCTCCTCGATCCAACAGTTCGGCCCCCCCGTCCGGGTGTCGTGGAACGAGGCGAACTTGTAAACCTCCCCGGTCGTAGCGAACTCGCCCGCCTCGCTGGGTGGCCCCTCTGCCCCACTCTCGCTGACAAAGGTCGCCCGGTACTGGAACCTCTGGACGACACTTGTCGAATTCCCCCGGTCACCCTCCCCAATACCCACGAACTCATCGTTGATGGAGAAGTCGGGGTGAAGGTTCTTGTCGTCCGGGTCCGGGGTAATAGACAGGGCCTTGGGCGGAGATGGCCGCTCCTGCACCCCAACCCTCGAGGTGTAGTCACCGTTCCACTTCAGGTTTGCGTCGACCCCGTTGACAATGAACAGGTACCCGCCCCAGTTCGTGAAGTAGTCCCCCCCAAACTGGTCCTCGGAAAGCACCCTCCGAGCTGCAATGAACTGGTCCCCACGGGGATCGGTTGAGTAACTCTCCTGCCACGGACTCCCCTCCCCAATGTGCGGGAGCCCCTTGTGCTCAAGGCTATCGCACCGGACGACCAGGACCCGCCCAGCCCGGTACTTGTCCTTCGTGGCAGACCCATCTGTCAGGGGGTCGGACGCTAGGTCTGGGTAGTGGAGTTCCGCATCACCGCTGTCCCCCGACAGGGACACCACGAGCTCCATCGGACCACCCTTCGCCTGGAACGGTGTAATCGCGTTGATTCTCGTGTTGAGTAAGTGGTGGTTGAGCCAGTGCCAGTCGACGAGGTTCCTGACAGCCTTCGCCTTCTCGACCGTCCCAACTACTTGGAAGTAACAGCCATCAACCTCGCGGGCCTCGCCGTTAGCCAGCCAGATCTTGTCACTCAGCCCCCTGGTCAAGAGGGGGACTGCCCGAACTCCAGGTCCCTGTGCAACCCTAGCCACAGCAGACCCCTACGAGGTGCTCACGGTGCGCGGCCAGCGACCGTTCCCGGCATGTTCCCCATAGACATCCGGCTGACCGCGACCGATCTGAACAACCGTTCCCGGGTCAGAGTCCTCGTCCCGCTCCATTCGCTCGATCATCTCGAGTGCGACGTTTCGCTTCTGGGCTGCAGCCGAGTGGCTCTCGGTCTCACCAAGGGCGTAACTCTCAGCCAAGTCCAGAATGGCCGGCTGGAACTGAAGGGGCACCGCAGGGATGTCCGTATCCAGTACCATTTCTCTCGGAGCAACGAAGTAAGTCACATCGACAACGTACTCCTCGTCCGGGGGAGGCCAGAGCCTGATGTGCTCTGAGCCGCTTATCTCAATCGCCCTGGGGGCCACCGAGCCAATGTTGGTCGCCCGAGCAACCCCGCCGATGTCTAGGTCGACATGCTTGAACCCAAGGCCCGTGTCTGCGGTGATGTCCTGGAGTGTTGTTGTCGCAAAGTCCGACGTCACTCGGTGGTGGAAGAACTCCGAGCCATCAGCCTTTGTCCGGTAGATGGCTACCCCGAAGTCCGCTCGACGGACGTAGGAGATGTTGACTAGGTTTGCGGCCCCGGAGCTGATCGTGACCGACGCATCTGGGGAGAACGGCCCGAGTTCCTGCGTCTTCGTGTTGAAGTAGCAGTACTTATACTTGTAGGCCCCAGAGGTCATGCTCCCGCCCGCAGTGGCGGTACTCACGATAGTCGGGGCCGTGTCCGGGGCTGGGATCTGAGTGTGCCGCTCAATCGCGTAGTACTGCGGGTATGAGTCGTAGTCCCTGACGGTCAGGGCCTTCATATGCTGCGGCAGAAGGCTCTGCTCGGGCACATGGTAGGTGAACCCGTTTCCGGTGCAGACAATCGCCTCGATGCCCGCTGTTCCCGCCGGGAGGGGGTACTCGTCCCAGTAGATCTTCCAGGAGTCCCGGTTCGCTGCTGTCGTCGTCGTCCCACCGTACATCGCCTCGAGATAGGCGTTCGTGGTTGCGTCGTGACTGGCAATCCGGTGGACCGTCCCGTCTGGGCAGGAGAGTCGAGCTCCCGAACGGGTATGCAGCGTGGCCGGCGTCCCAGCCAGAGTGGTCATGTTCGCAACCGTTCGGCTGCCGTTGGTGAGCGTGGCCCCGGGGGAGGCCACTGTTCCCGCCGCAGACTCTGGGGTGTAGGTGCTGAACTGGTGCGTCCTACGCAGCCAACTCCAAGTCTGACGACGCCCGCAGATGGTCAGATAGGCGTCGTTGACGAAGTCCCCGAGTCGGGCTTCGTTTCCATCGAATCCGCGCCTTCTGCCCAGGCGCTGCTTGAGTGTTGCGAAGTCCACCTGAGCCTCCAGTTCGGGGGTCTAAGGGTGCGGGGCAGGTCAGGTCGCCCCGCACCCCCAGAGATTACCCGAGTCTAGCGACCGGGAGGCGAATGCCGCCAGAACGAGGTGACCGTGATCGGGCCATCTCCGCTGATGTCATGCCCGGTGCCAGCCCGCTGGAACGTGATGACAAAGCAGTCGCCGCCCTCGAGGAAGACCTCTGCGGGAGTCGCAGAGTCTGGTCCGTTAACCGTCACGGGGGTCGTGGTGTCCTTCGGAAGAAGCACCGCAGTCCCGGTCACGTCCGTCTCCAGGAAGGTTGGAGTCACCTTCTTGAAGGCATACGCACCAGTCGTGACTACAGTCGCAATCACGCCGCGCCCGGTTGCAAACCACACCCGAACGCCGTTGTCCGCGTGGTTGTTCGCCTGGATGGCGTTCTCGCACTCAATCTGGATGGACTCAAGCTTCCAAGACCCGCCCGAAGCAGTCTTGGCCGGAGCCGTGAACAGCGGAAAGCTGACCACATTAGTGTCAGCAGCCCACGCGCCCGTTGTTGCGTCGGGAAGGTCGATGACGGAAACAACCGGAACAAGGCCAACGCCGTGGACTTGGTTTCCGCCCTTGATGGCGGACCAGATGGGACGACCGAAGCCTGTAGGAGCTGTCTTAGTAGCCATTTTCTTTTCTCTCTTTCTCGACCTGTTTAGGTGGGGGGCCGAAGCCCCCCACCTTCAGGCGTGTTGCCCGCCAGCGACCCTAGGGCGACTGACGAGCGAGTTTGTTATCCAGCAGCCCCAATGGGGCTGTTGAACAGGTAGACCCTCTTCAGGGCCGCCGTCGAGTCGGTGTAAGCCTCCATGGCAACAGCCCGAACCTTCATCTGGTACAGGTCCTCCTCACCATCGGAAATCGCCGTAGTCAGGTTCTTCCCGGTCAGAGCCGTCTGAATGAAGGTCCCGGCGGCGGTCACGTCAAGGAGATCCCCAACGCCAACGTTGGTAGTGCCATCGACGAGCGCAAGGCACTCCCCGGCAACACAGACATCCGCAACGCCGTCAGCGAGAAGTCCCGCAGAGGGGAGGACAACGCCAGTGCAGGTGATGCCAGTAACATCCGGCGCAGTAAGCTGTGCAGGCGAGAGCGAGATGCGGATGTGCCCAACGAAACCCTGAGCACGCTTGTTCGTCCCGTCTCCGGCCACCTCAAGGGTAGCTAGTTTTGAATCAGCAAGAGCCATTTTCAGTACCCCTTTCTAGGCGCTGTAGGCCCCGCCAGCGAAGTCAAAGCAACCCTGCTCGCGGAGATTGTTAACGGTAAGGATGCCGTGGAACTTGGTCTTGGAAATCCAAGCCCACTGTTCCTGCGCCAGGCGCCAGTCATCCATAAAGAAGTGAGCGTTGGGGTTAATCCAAAGCTTCATATTGCCCAGGTTCGTCTGGCCCTTGCTCTTGCCCTTGACGGGGTCGAGGTATCCAGGCTCAAAGTTGTGGCCCGAAGCGCCGCTCGGAGAGCCGCCCGTCAGGTTCAACATGAAGCCTTCACCACTGTTCTCAGTGATGTTGTAGTCGGGAATGACCTGAGCGCCCTTGAATCGGAGGCTAGTGAAGCCGGCGCTTCCCATGTCCTCGTCAACCAGAGCTCGCTCGGGACCACACCACTCCTCGTAGCCATCGTAGATAGCCGGATCGACCAGCATCACGTCAGGGCGACGTCCGAACTTGGCACACTCTCGATAGAGCTTGGTCCAGGTCGGAATACCCTGCGTCATGAAGCCGCCGCCAATCTGCTGGTACTGATTGTGGTGGTAGGTCGCGTTCTTCAGGACATTGCCAACCCGGATCGGGCCGGTCGCCTGAGTCGCAATGGTGTCGAACTCGATCATTCCGCGGATACCGTCGATGTCGCCACTCACGCTGCTTGCAGTGTGGAGTTGCTCCTCGATGTAGTTCCGCATTGTGATCGCGCACTGCGTGAGCTCGGCATCAAGAAGCTTGCCGATCTGACGCTTCGCGTTCTGGTTAAGGTCCACCTTGTCGCAAGCGACGACCGACTGGCAGGAGATCTGACCCCAGCTGTCCCAAATGAACGGCTTGGCGAACTCGCTGTCAGCGGTGTTCAGTACCTGGGATCCCTGGTAGGTCTGAACGTTAGGGTTTTCGGCGTGTACGAACGGAATCCGCGCGTAGGGTGCTGCTTCCAGATGGATAGCCCCCTTCTTATACATAAGGTACAAGAGAGGCGACTGCTCCAGGATAAGCCAAACAAGCTTTTCCCAGGAAGCGCCCCACGTCAGCGAAAATGCCTTCGTGTAGTCACTAAGTGTGGTTGAAAATGGAGCGCCCATTGTATCCTCGCAAGCCTAGCTAACTCAACCGACCGCCCAGCTCGGAATTCTGCCCCAACACCGCATCGAGGATTTCGTCCATGGACATAGTTGCCGTGGATCCTACGGGTGAAGAGGCCGTCCCGGCCTGAGTTGCTGGAGGAGCTGCTTCGGCTCTTCGCTTGGCAGTGTCGATCAAACGGCCCTCATTGACCGCTCGAATGGCTCGTTCTCCCGCCAGAGACAAGGCTGCCCGATAGGCGTCCTCCGTCCCCGACGAAAGAAGATTGGTGATAGTCGGGTCATTCGAGTCCAAGATCTGACGCATCTGACCTCGAACCCTTTCATCGCGAAACTCCCGATACTGGCCACCCTTCATGTCCTCAAAGATCGAGTTCAGGCGACTGGCCTCCCTGTGCGGAGCAAACGTCTCCGCCACAGAGTGAACCTGATTCCTAAGCTTCTCGATCTCCCCTCTCATGGCCTCCTCCCGCTCCGAAGAGCCAGAGTTTGCCTTGAGTCGGGCGTCCATCACCTCAAGAAGAGCCCCAAAACCATCTCCACTCTGCGCTTTGTCGGTGAACCGCTGACGCAGTTCCTCGATGGTAGGCCCGGTCTCCCGCGCCGCATCGTCAGTCCCATTCGACTTCTGGCCTGCCTGTTGCGCCTGAAGCGCCAGGAAAGCCTGTTGGAGTTGACTTTGTTGTTCTTGAACCCGACCCCGGTCAGAATCAATGTCCCGCCTCATATCAGCGAGCTCTTGAGTCTTCTTGGTTAGGCCGGATTGCATCTCTCGGTAGATGGCGAGGTTTTCGGGCTCCAGGTCAAGGGGGTTCCCCGACCAGAATGACCCTGAACCGTCTTCACCATCGCTCGAGCCATCGGTCCCTTCAATCGGCGCCTCAGTCTGTGTGTCGATCTCCTCGGTGGCCGCCGGGGAGTTATCGCCAACACCTACGTCTTCGCTAACGTCTAGGTTATCGCTGCCAAGCTCTGGATTCACGGAATCTCCAGGTTACGACTAGGGACTGAGTTGTTCCCGAACCAGTCGCTCAAGTTCGGGCCTCTTTGTTGTGCTGGGGGCTTTAATCCCCAGTGACTTAGCTTGCGCTTTTAACGCCGGCCAAGTCTTGGCAACAATCGTATCCGCTTCTACTACATCTGTGTCAACGGCTACATGATTGTTTTCAGTAGACTTGTCCGCCTGGGCTGCTCGTTTGGCGGCCCAGCGCTCCACAATCTCAGCTTGGGTGTATATCCGCGTACTGCTTGTTGACTTGCGCTTAGGCGCAACCCCGGCCTCAACCAGGCCATGTTTCTTCAAGATCGCCTTAGCCTCTGCCTTGGTCACGGTCTTGTTCACAAGGTGGTCTTCCGGGGCGTTCTCGTGGAACGTGTACTCGTCGCGATGAATCACCTGACTCCGGGCGTCTGCCATGAAGTCGTGACTGAGGGTTCCCCGCCTCTTGCATCGAGGGCAGTGGAGGAACAGGAACTTCTGCTGCTCCTGGGCCTTAAACCCAGAAACAGTAAACCCCTGTCCAGACGAGTGCTCGCACCGGATGCACTTTAGTGTGTAAATAGGCATGTAACTTCCTTCCTAGAAGATCGGAACCCCGGCCGCAGGGGAAAATGCCTCTTGCGCCCCGGCCGGCACCGTCAGTGGCTCTCCAGTCGCCGGGTTTACCGCAGCCCCAGCCGCAATAGACTCTTCCGGGGGAACCTCGCCGCCCTCAGGCGAGGCCTGTTGCGGCACGCCACCCGCCTGGGTTGCGGCTTGGCCGAAGAGTTGGGCAAAGCTGTCTCTGAGCTCGGGACTGTCCTGCTCCCAGAGGGAGAGGGCTTTGTTGTAGAAAAGGGCAACGGCCTCGGGAGGCACTTGCGCCGTTGTTAGTGCTTGGGCCGCCGCAGCTAGTGCGTTCATGAAACCAATGTAGGCCTGGCGCTCTGCTTCCGGGCCAATTGGCTTCATTGAACCGGCGTGGACACCCACATCGAACTCCCCGCGGATGTCTGTCCTTGTGTATGCCATTGGAATGTCTTCGCCAGTGACTCGGATCCAACGCTGGGCATCATAAAACTGCTGCATCACCTGGAGGGTCTTTCGGGCAACCGTCTGGACGAACTTCTCAAAGACCCGAAGCTTCGACTCGGAGCGGCCAGCGTGCATTGCGGCGCGATAAGAGACCTCCGTCGCTGACTTTGCGGAACTCCTTCCGCCGCGCATCGCTTCGTCCCCGGCGCCTACCTCGTTCATCAGGTTCCGGAGGATGTTGAAGGTCCCGAGGAACTCCTGGGGGAATGCTGGCATGACAAGGTTGCGGACGTCCGCCGCTACATTCTTACTCTTCGCAGCAACAAGCTGTGGAGTGTTCGACGCTAGCGCGGCCTTCGACTGTTTGTCGAAAATGCCATCCTTGTAGATTGTCTTCAGCGCCATTGACGCCTCGAGACCCTCTACCGCGCCGTCCATAAGGCGCTGAATCTTCTCGGCCACAGGAAGCATCTTGTGGACAAGGGAGATCCCGTAAAACTGGTCGTTTACCTTCTCGAACCGGAGGTCCACGAAGGGGTAGCCCTCCATGTCCAGGGGGGAGAGTGCATGCTTGAGTACCGTGGGTCCCGAGTTGTCCGATGCGGTCTGCTGGCAGACCCAGAGGATCCGCATCTCCTTCACCCTGCGGCGACGACTCTTTCCGCCAGAGCGAACAGCTCGCGTGGCCCATGCGTGATACCAAATCTCGTAGACCTCAACGTGCTCAGCCTCTTCTTTTCGCCACACGTTCCCGGGGCCGTCCTCATTCAACTCGTCCAGAGACTTCACCTTGTCTGGCTTCAGGTGCTTTGTTTTTGCAAACCGCTGGTCGTTCTTAATCTCGTCGATGTGGATTAGGTGACGAACCGCAACCCACGGCATCCTGTGGATTTCGTCGTAACCGGGCGGGAAGATGAAGTTAAACGGTGAGACCCGAAGGAGAGTCGCGTGCGCCGCCGGGCGGTCTGCCGGAATGCCCATTTCCTCCAGGCGGTCTATGATTGTCTGGACGACTGGGTCGTCCTCGAGCGTCTCGTCCTCGTCGAGGTCTCGGTCGTAGTCCTCAACGGGAACAAAGACTCCGGCTGGCTGATACGTGATGCGCCCGATTCCTGCAGCCAAGATCAGGGCGTCGTCCAGAACCTTGCGGCACTCGTTGTTGAAGCCCCCCTCTTCCCACTCGTACATCAACGCGGATTGGGTAATCTTCGCTCGCTGCTTCTCTTCTCCCATGTCGGACGGGTGGAGAGGGCGGGCGTAGATCGACGGATCGTTGTGGAAGATGTGGGGCTTGAGGGCGTCCACTGCAGACGACACCAGGGCCAACCCCCGATCCCCCCTCGACCGCTCCACGCCAAGGCGGTATGCGTCCAGGAGCTTTCTCCAGTCGTCAAAGTGTGCCTTGCGGATAATCGACTCTGCCGCCAACACCTTGTCTAGGAGGGCCGAGGCGTCTTCTTTTTTCACCGGAAGTTTGGTTGGGTCAAACCTAGCCATCACAGCCACCTCGAGCCGACGTCAGCCGGAGCGGGCTGGCGCATGTCATCATCATCGTCCCACACGCTGTAATTCGGCGGTGGATCTTCTTGTCTTCGTGGGTCGTTTCGGTTCGCCGCCCCGTGTTCAATATCACAGACAGCCTGCGCCTGTAGCCAACACATGACAAGGTCGTCGTGTTCTCCTGGCGGAGCCCCCACCTTGACCCGCTTGTGCATCTCGTCCCCAGAGACCAGAGCGGTTGAGCTCGTCGTCTTTTTCGTGAGCTCCATGAACATCCGCATCTCTTTGATTAGCCGCTCGCTACGAATCACCGGCATCCGAGACCCAATGATGTCGATTCCAACGTGAACCATCACCGGCTTCGTCGCTACCGTGGTGCTCCACCCATACCTCGCGTCGAAGTTTACCGACTCGATCATCTCGCGCTGGTACAAGTTCCAGTATTCAGTCTGCATTATCCCAAGGGACACTGCGTGGCCAACCCCATTGATCTCCCACGAGAGAAGGGCGTCGTTGTAGTGAAGGGCCAACAGAACCGCCCTTGCAGACGTTGGCAGGGCCTCCATCCGACTCTTAAGTTCAGCAACCTGCGCCCGTGTGTCCGTCCGGATAACCTGGATCGCCGTGTAGTCCCCCGAAGACCGCCCAGACGACGGGTCAACGGCAACGATATAGTTGACCCCCTCCTGCGGGTGCTCCCAGACCCAGAGAGAGTCGTCGTCAGCGAGACTCTTTCTTTTTAGGGCCGGCTCCATGTAACCTGCGAGATTAAGCCTCTTGTCTGAGAAGTCCTGACCGGATTCGTCAACAATAGACCCCACGAAGATCGGCTTACGAACCCCGACCTTCTCGATCTCGGCCAGCGGCGGCTCCTCAAACACCCGGCTTGCCGAGAAGGCAAACGCCTCCTCCGGCTTCCCGGGATACTCCTGCTTAAATAGGTCCCAATCTCCCTGACACTTATCCATCCAAGTCTTGTGGGCCCAATGGGCCTGCTCGGGAGTGAGATCGTACTCTTGGATCATCCCAAGAAGCGTCTCGTCAAACCGGACCAGGACGTCCTCCGAAGAGACCCCCTCTGGGAGAGGCCTTGCGTAGTTCGGCATCGCATGCCAGGGGTAGAAGACGGCTTCCCAATCGCTGTCTACCTTATTCCCCTTACTATCCTCTCCCCGCCACGCCTTCCAGAACTCCCTGTGGAAGTAGCCACCGGCACCGTTGGCGGTCGACTCCAGGACCACTAGGGTCTCCGGGTCGTCCGAGATGGTCTGCATCAAGCCAAGCATGAACGTCTCCGGGTCGCTCCAGAACGCAATCTCTGACCCGTGGAAGTAGTGGATCTCAAACCCGCGCGTGGAGTGAACGGCGTCAGCAACAGAAACCTCGAACCTCGAGTTGAGGCCGGCAGTCTCGTCTAACGGGTGCGTCATCCAGAGCTCGTTGTCGTTATTTCGCCTGAGTTCTGGACGAAGGTCCTCGGCGTCGCCCTTCTCCTCAAGGGCCTCTAGGAGCGCCTCCGGAGTCTCGTACTTCTTCGGCCTCCCGCCGTCCGACCCCTTGCTCGGGAGATTGTCGTACATCTTCTTCGCCATGAGGAAGACGTTGTTCGTGGTGATCCGGTCTACGGCAGTGACAAACGCCCTTCGGTCGCGATTCGTAAGGCACTGATGGAAGGCAAACGCCTGGGTGACCGTACTGAGGCCCATCCTGCGAGCCTTCAGCACGATAAAACGCCCAGGCCGACCCGCGCTCTTGGCCTTCTGAACCCTTTGATAGAAGTCCAGTTGGATTGGGTTGAGCCTAAGGGTGACGGTCTCGCCAACCTTCCCCTGCATCGACGTCTCTGGTCGGTTGAGCACCCTTAGGTACGTCTCACAGAACTGCGGAAAGTCCTTGAACTTTTCCGTAGTCGTCAGGCGCTCCGCTATCTCGCGGGAACGCTTCTGGCCCATCGCCTTCCTGGGCACTACCTAGCGCTCGTGATTTCCGCCAGCTCTTCCTCGGTGGGGCCGCTGTGCTCCTTGACCGCAGTCTCGTTGTCCTGGGCGGACTTGATGCGAGAGATGATCAGGTCAACAGCCTCTTGCCTGGGCTCGCCACTATCGTTCCGGCCACTCTGCTCTGCAACCAGGAGGTTGGTGAGGGTGGACATGTCCTTCGTCCCACGCAACCGAGCTCGCAAGTCCACCATATCTGGCACGTACTCGCTGACGACCAAGCCGTCAATCGTGTCCGCCATGATTCGCTTCATCCGCTTGACGTGCTCCGGCGTTGCGTACTTCTTGTAGAGGCGGAACCCGCGACTCTTCGCGCCAACGAAGACGTCCATCAGGGCTTCCTCGAGCGCAGCCTCCTCGGGCAAGGGGCCATCATGACCGGCGCCTGTCGTTGTGTACTTCTTGAACCGGCTCTGGACCCCCGGATTCGACAGACATGCGTCGAGCTGCTCAATGGAGAGCGTTCGGGACTCGCGAAAGACGCGCCTGTTTGCTACTTCCGACATTTCACTCACGACAGCCTCCGAACTCGCCTGCGAAGTGACGCGCCCTTGGGGGGCGAATCCGCCGCCTCTCGAATGTCGTCTCGCGCGGAGGTGATCGCATCAAGAAGAGACTTCCGCCCCTTCCCGTCGAGCTCTGCGTCGTAGAGAGCGTCGAGCTCCTCGTCCGACAGTCCTGGGAGTTCCTTGATTGCGGCCTTTACAGTAAGGTCGCTAACATTCTCAATGCTCATTCTGTTCTCCTCCTGTGCGGCGAACTGCCGCTGAGACAATCGTAAGACTACAGTACACTATGTCAAAACGCTCGCCCCCCACCGGCCCATTGGCTCCGGAGTCAAAAATGGCAAAGGCTGAAGAAACAGGTCAGATCGCAGACGGCCTCGAGGATGTCTTCCGGCGCCTGGAGAAGAGTAAGGCCCAGCGCTTCTACGAGACCGCGTCCAAGCGATCTCAAGAGCTCGGAGAGTTCCGAGAGGAATTGGTCAAGGACTCGTTCCGCACCAGGGGCATGAACGCGCAAGAATCCCTCAAGCAGACCTTCCTTAGACGGAATCGGTCCAAGGGGTCGGGGTTCCCGGTCCCGGCCAAGTCTTACATCAAGTAGGGAGTCGTCTTGTTGGCGTATCCGGGGGGCAGTGATACCATCCGAGGCGTACTGCTCTGACGCGCCAGTCAGGCCGATGGACCCCGGGGGTCGTTTTCTCCTTCCTAGATCTTCGGGGTCCTGGCCAGACTCTCCTCTTCCGACCAGCAGCGGCCATCTCGCCCCCTAGGGGCCAACAACCAGACCCTCGAGAGCTCCCAGGGTTGCCTTGAAGGCAGACCTCTGTTTCGTCTCGGGGTCATAGTAACGATACTCTAGGCAGGGCTCCCTCTTCTTCGTCCCGACCACCCTCCTGAACCTTCTCTGGATACTGTCCTCGATGGCATCCCAGTGGGGGATTTCCGAGACATCCTTGATCGAGCTCGGCAACCACCCGGGGAAACTCATCCCCTTCTTGGTTTTCCCCAGACCTATCCCCATCCTGTGGACAACCTCTTCACATTCAGGGTGGGTGGAGAAGAATCCGTAGATCTTACGCCCCTCCCCGTCCTCCATCGAACTGTTCCTAGACCAGTACTCCACACCCTTCTCGATGTAAGTTCCGCACGAAGAGCAGACACGCCTCTTCCGGGTCTTCTGCTTCCGAAGGCAGTGAATGGCCACTACTCCTCCCAGACCCAGTCCCGCATAACGTCTGGGAACATCCTCTCAAGCTCTTCAAGGGTTGCGTCGTGGGGGATTGTACCCTCCCCAAACTGCCGATTGGCCTCATCGATCCTATCAATCAACTCCATCCGAGTGAGGAAGTTGGGGTCCTGTTTGCGGACTGTCGCATCTCGGGTGGCTCGTCGAATCTCATCTTCGGAATACGGTCCAGTCGGAACCTCTCGAGTGTACGGGTCTGGCTGTCGGGGCCCCTGGAGCTCTTCCTGGATGCTTGGTGGGGGAGTGAACCCGTGCTGAATGTCAGGCTGCCCAGCCGCATAGCCAGCTAGGCTGCTTAGGCCACCCACTCCAGCTCCGATGGTTGCGTCCCTTATAATGCCCCATGGATTGAGTAAGCCTTTGCCTATCCTCTTGAGGCCACCCCCCTTCAGGAAGCCTCCGGCCTTCTCCTTGAATGACGGCTTGAACTGCGGGTCTCTAGCCACCTCCTCGAAGACGCGACGAGCCCTCACCTCCTCTGTGTCCATTATCTCTCGATGAGTCATCCCCATTCGTTTCAGCACCTCGTAGCGGTGCCTAAAGCGAGCCCTCTGTTGTTTGTTTTGGGCTGCCGTGGCTGGTGCAATGTAGTCCTCTGGGCCTTGCACGGGGAAGGGAGTGGTCTCCACTCCGGGCGGAGGGGGCTCAAAGTTTTGACTAGGCCACCCAGTTAGATCGCGGTCCGCCATCTCGCTTGCATACCACCCGGCCGGGTCGCGTCCACTCTCAAACAGGCGCCTGTCTGCTGCCTCAACAAGTTGGTCTGCCGCGTCTATGGTGGTTTGGGCTCGCGGGTTACGCATCGGCTGCCCGAACATCCCCACAGGCACCCCTCCGTAGACCATCGGCTCTCCCGCCAGCGAGGCCATCCCCTTCCCCGCCCCCCATGCGTACTCGTCTGCTTTCGACAGGCCGGTGACACTGCCGGCGAGCCGTCCCGGCCCGCGTCGGCCATGGTAGCGTGCGGGCAGTGACGGGTAGGTCGTATTGAGACCGAAATGCTGACCCGGGTCTATAACCCCCGTCGCAACCAGGGACTCCCTGGGACCAAGGTCTCCGTAGGTTGCCTTGAACCATTCCGGGGTCTTCATTGCCGCATCGGCATTGGGAATAGTCGGGAAGACTTGGCCTGGAGCGTGGGTG